GTAGTTTACTGCTTTTGATTTCGGGGTTGACTTCTGCCAAATTTTCAATGATAGAACTTACCTCAATGAGTACAATGAACCCGCATACGAGTGGGATAAGCGGCACGTCGTATCCGAGGTTAATGTGTTGTGATGCGATTTGCAGGAATGCTGCGAGTCCTACTACCATGATGTATGCGAATTTGTGCCATAGTCCGTCGCGCATGATACGGGATGAGATGTTGTGTTGTACGATGGCTTTTGCCATGCCTGACACGTAATCGCCAATAATAAGTACGCCGGTGGCGATAAGCCACCAGTCTGTTGCGTTGTCCATCATTCCTCCTATTTTCCTAGCATGGAGCCTATGACCATGCTAAAATCTGCTTTAATTTGCGTGTCATCGAATCGAATTTTACCACGACGATAGTCATTAGCAAGCCTTTGGGCTACGGGGTCGCCACGCTTAATATATATCATGGTTTCCGATACATGTCTATAATCGAGAGTGTATTCCGTTTGCGTGCCGCGCTTGATTCTACGCGATATTAAGAAACCCTGATAGTCCTCGTCAAGGTGGTACCATACGCCGAATTTGCCGTAATCTTCTGTGTCCAGCGTATAGGAATATCCGTCTTCGTCCGAGTCTAATGGCATGATGAGCGTTCTGCTGTCGTCCCGGAATTTGTTGTTGATCGCATAGTCGGCATAATCGGCATCGTATTGTCTGAGGAATTTGCCGAAGCGAGATCGTTCGACTTTGGCACTGAACCCACCATAGTCGGCTAGTTGTATGACGATGAACCCGCCGCCATATGCTTTGATTTCCTGACGGTCGTTTTGTTGCTCGTCAAGTGAGATGTGGAATTTGGCGAAATATGGGTTAGCTTTAATAACGGCGTTAGAGAGGAAAAATAGGCGTACTTTATCTTTCCAACGGTCTACCGTGTTGTAAAACTCTTCGAGCGCGGTAACTTCATTACTCAAGAACTGCTGATTGTCGGGGAAGACTTCATCGTAGATAATATTACGCACGTCCGGGTATGGTATGGACTTTTTGCCACCCGCTTGAGATAGTGCAACAAAGTACCCCATGATATGCCACGTTTTAGCATCATCTTTCAGGTAATGGCATTCGGCTTGGGAGCCATTTACTCTAAATTCGTAGTCGGGGAACGCTTCGCCAACGTCGGCAAAAAACGTCCCCTTGCTTTTTTGCTCTACATCGGTGCGCCTGAGATAAATAAATTGTGCACCGTTTTTAATAAAATCACGGATGCAAAGTTTTTTAGCGCCGTATGTTTTGCCAAGGCCTCGAGCGCCAATAATGAACGTCCATGGCGCATTGTATGTCAGCACGTCATGGTAGTTATAATAGTCGTTCTCATTAAGAACATGAGCGTTCGGTGTCATGGCACTATTATATCACGCTACACATAACGTCGTAGTTCCCATTCGCTCGCCATGCCCATTTCTGTCGTGGCTTGAAAATAGTTCGGTCCATTGCCGGGGCCGCCATGCGATAATGTTTGATCCGTGCCGGTGCCCGTCATGCCCTCTACATGGTCGTAGTTAGGATTATGGCCGGACCATGTGAGTAGCAATAGGTCTCCGGGTTTGCTTTTAGCTACGGCGCTGGCGGCCGTATCGGTGCCGCTGACGGCGATGCGTGTGCCTAATCCGGCCTGTTCGCCGGTCCACCGTCCGACGTTTATGCCGGTCACATCCTGATAGGCGCGCCACCATAATGCGGAGCAATCCGTATACCCGGACGCCTCCGGATCAAGCCGCCCCGGACCTTGCGAGTACGCATATTTGCCGACGCGGGCCGCTACCCATGCGACTACCTTGGATCCAGCGTCTGAACTGGTATCGCTACCGGTGTCGGTCTGCCCCCCGCTGATAGGTGTGCCGGCCGTGCCGCTATTCGTCCACGCCTGTTGCGCCGTCTGATAAAACTGGGAGGTTTTACCATTATCATGGAGCACAAGCACGTCGCCTACCAGTGAGATGTACCGTTGTTGTGCGGGCGTCGGGTTAATGACACCACTACCGCCCGGGTCGCCTCCGGGTGTGGGAGCGTCACCCACCTGCCCAAAATCAGGCGGTGCGCTCTGCCCGTCCCAACTGTTGAGCATACCGTATGCTGTGTCGTACCGGTTACGATACTGGCCGAGCACACCATCATTAAGCGCCGTAGAGTGGAGCAAGTCAAGACTGGCGGTGCCACTCGTAGAGCCGAGCACGCGAAACGCTGACACGGGTGATTGATGGTACATGGTCATGAAGAAAATGCGCTCGCGCATGTTGCCCGCTGGGAACCCATGCGAGTCGCATACTTGCTGGTAGGCGTTGAAATCATCCTCCCATTGCGCTTGCTGCATGGCATGATTAGGGTCAGTGGCCGCCCATGCGTGCCATGCGGTTGCGTCGGCTTGCGTCACATAATAGTAGCTCATATCCTGATTCGCTTCGGCCGCTTTCGCTGCGGCCGTGCTGGCGAAATATTGAGCGTACCCAGCAGAGTCGCTCACCTTGCCGCGTAGGATAAGTGACTTGGCGCGGTTACCGTACCATTGCATCATGCCGAGCGTAATTGGGTCGCTAGGATTAATGGCCGACCAATTGTGGTTAGATTCGACGGCACCTATCACATACATGGCATACATGCTCTGATTGGACATGTCAGCTCAGGGTCCCGATGTCCACGGTTGCGAGTGGCGTGGCTGAGATCTGTGTGGTAGGCCATGTCTCCCTCTTGTTGAGCAGCACGTTCGATTCTGTGAGGGATTCGACGGATGCGCTTATCGCGGGGATGGCGGCCGAATTCTTGCATACTACGTACACGTCCACGGTATTGTATGTTCCAAGTCTCCCCTGGTAGAGCCTGATGTCAAAGTTCCCATTGTCGTTGTTGACGATTGTCTTCTTTACCGCTGCGGATGCTGCGGTGACTGCCTGTATGTAGAGCTTGATGTCCATGTAGTTCGCCGCGGCGAGATGCAGTCCCAGGCTCGTTCCTTCAAGGATCCTTGCCACGCATACGCCTACGCCGACAGGCACGTTTACAGAGGAGGCGTAGACCGCGTAATCCTTGTCGTTGACGATGTTCGTACATTGTACCATGTCGTAGCCCCTGCTAAACGGCTTGGGCGACTGCACGCCGAATACCTGCTGGTCGTGTGATGTGTACACGATTCTCCAGCCAAGCGCGGCCGTCGTATATGCCGCAATCTGATATGACGTTCCGGCCCCGCCTGGTTCGGAGACACGGAAACCGCTTACGACTATCGCAGTGAGTGCCTGTCCCCCGAGCGCCACCATGAGCCTCGCCAGCCCCGACCAGCCCGCATATGTATACACAAAAAGATTAGACACCATGATTCTCGTCGGCGTCGTGTTGAACGACCCGTCTATGAGAAGATCAGTGACGCCATAGTTACAGGTGTCGATGTAGATGTTGGTGAAGATTCCCCCCTTCGGGGCCATGATTCCATATACGTCCCCATCGACATAATGCCCGAAGACATGTATGTCGCTTGCGTTGAAGAACCCGTTGGAGGCGATGCAGTATTTTGCGTGATGTATCTGAGCGTTGACGATGGACCAGTCGGGACCATGTGCAAGGATGCCGTATGCGTCCGTTATAGCTTGTGTCGTCTTAATCTCTCCCACGCGAATTCCCGAGAGCATGACGTCAAGTGAAACGGATTGATCGTGGTTGGGTGTCCCCAGTTCGATGTTGGCATGAACGGCGTTGTTGGTTCTCACCCCGTCCAGCCTGTACCCGGTTATATTGTCTGTGAACTGTATGCAATCTGTCGCGAGGTTGGCACCGTCGAAGATTCCTCCACGGACGGACTGTCGCTCGGTTATCGTCCCCAGCCCGCTATTTTTCGCCCCGATTAAAAACATCGCGGTCATGGGGGAAGTGGCGATAAACTTTGCAGAATCTGACATTTCTATCGAATATTCAATCGCGGTATTGTATGGGAATTGTATCTCCTTGTCGAGCATATAGACGCCTGCGGGTATATATATGCCGCCATATTCGGCAGAAGCGTCTACTATGGTCTGTAGCAGGTCGGACACCGGCTGGCCGGTCCCAGCTTTAAGTCCCCTGTCGCTAACATCAATGAGGCTCAAGTCACTCTTTTGATCCAGTCTTGTATCCACTTCGATTTTGCTGTAGGTGGTAGCCGTGTCGGCCTTGGTCCCGAGCTTGCCGTCAACCTCGGTTTTGCTGTAGGTGGTAGCCGTGTCGGCCTTGGTCCCGAGCTTGCCGTCAACCTCGGTTTTGCTGTAGGTGGTAGCCGTGTCGGCCTTGGTGGCAATCGTATTCGCATTTTGATTAATCGCGGTGTCAATTTTCAACATGTCTGCGTTGTAATCTTGCAACGCAGAGACTTTATCACTACCATTATTGCCATATTGAGTGAGATTATAATTCGGTGTTTTATTAGCGCTAGGCATGATAATTAGTCCTTAGTGTTGTGCGGCTTCGAGTCGCATTATTTTATCTTCAAGTGCTTCCATTTTCAAATCAATAATCTTCATATCATGATTATAGTCATCAATAAACGACACTTTGTCACCGGGTGCTCCATATTGCGTGAGTCCATAATTAGGCGTGTGTTGCATACTGGGCATAATATCAGTCCTTAAACCATAGGATATCGTCACGAGTAATATCACCCGAAACAGTATTAACCTTATTCGTACTATGCAAGTCAAATACGCGCGGATCAACACCGAGTGCGTCGAACTGCGCGGGAGATAATTCGAGACTGTCAAAGTCGGATACAAATAGGCCGTGAGTTCGGTCGGCATCATACATATCGTCGAGCGCTCGCTGGAGCGCAACCCGCTGGCCATACACCGACCATACCATGATATTATCGCTAGCCGCCGCTTGCTTGATCATGTCGATAAGCTCGTCACGGAGATTAGCCATATCAAGCAACATGGCCGCTAGGGTATCCTGCATGGTTTGCACGTCGCCATTAATGATACCCATGTCGCCGTCAACATCCGATTGCACTGACTGGATATGCGCCACAACCTGATTCACGTAATCAAGCAGGGTGAGCGTGTCGCGGTAGTTAAACGGCTGAGTTGAGCCGACTCGCTCGAACGCCGGGGGCCGTGTCGTAGGCCATAATGTTTCACTCGGTAGCATATACAATCCTTTCGAGCTTAGAATCTTATTCCAGTATACACGCTCGTCCCGCCATATCGGGGCCATGTCATGCGCGACGGTGTGCCCACTATCCGCATAAACAGCGGTGCCAGATCCTCTATGATCATCATGTCGACGTTAAGCATTGCTGACCTCCATGCGGTGATAAGCTGCGCCCCACTCATCCCCGCATAGCCATGACTATGAGTCGTACCATTACCCGAGTCCGACTGGTGGGTAAAATCAGTGGTGTTACTGCCGCTGCTTGAGCTGGTCGCAGACTGCGACCCGGTGGTATTCGAGTCGGTGTCACTGTTCGTTTGGTCAGCATTCGTCGCATACTGGAGAAAATCAGCGAGCCGCGTTTGGGGGAATTCACTGTGGACGGTTGTGGCGCTTGAATGAGTTTTAGTGGTCGTGTCACTAGTCGTATCGTTTTTACCCGTCTGCTCTGCGCTGCTCTTGGCACTGGATTCAGACGTTTGCGTTTGGTTCGAATCACTGTACAAATCTTGGGTAAGCAGCGGGTCGAATTTGGTTTGCTCAGACACGTACAACTGATTATAATAGGGCATAATTTCATTCATTTTACGCCCCAAATTAAACGTAAACATTTGCGGCGTTTCCACGCCTATTTCCCTGAAAATATAATGTTCGATAATTTTACGGTTAAGCCGATTCCGGTACGCTTCGTCAAAAATAGGATACTTGTCTAGATGCAATGATGCATCATTATCGTAACCGAGGGCGATAAGATGCCCTAATTGCGTCGTATAGTCCGCATGGAATTCGGGCATAGCAAGATCTCTATACGCTCCGCTATCATTCATCATTATCATCCTTATCTGTACTCAAAATGCCGCCGCTCGTCGTGTCAGACCAGTCCACGCCAATATCATGCAAGGCGGGCCACAGTAGTTTAATCGTGTCGCACGCCTGTTGGCGGGCTTTCAAAAAACTCAATCTAAAAATGTTTGTTTTCTCCGAACCGGCCGCGACCTCCCCGGTCAGTAGTCGCTCTTTCTTCTCCGTATTACTGTTTTGAATGCCCATAAAACTCATACACTCATTCCAAATTTGCGCTTTATCTGATAGCAGTTTATCAGACAAATAGGGCGTAGTATTAGGAAACGACTGGAATTGCGAACCCAACCCGTCGCCATAGACAAGAATAGCGGGAACGCCATCCTGTTTCTGCTTGATCATGTTCTCAAGCGTTAATCGTTGGTTCTCGTCTTCGACGGTAACGATAAGCGGGACACTCATGTTATCCAAATTCACATCCAGCGCCCTATCGACCATAGCCAAGCGTTGCGCATATAACGTAATAATGTCGTTAAAAGGTTGCCTAATAAGATTATCCCAAATCGGCACGCACTCTTTAGCCGTCAATGTTTTATAGCTATAATTATTAGCCACGGGAGTGAACTCTGTCGCATTAAAATACGGGTTAACGTTACCCTGATATGATGCCGCTGTGACCATAAAACGATGCACATCTTTACGAATATCAGGGAAAAACAGCACCATGCCCTGCTCGAGGAGCATCAGCTCAAGGTATCGTGAGTCAATGCCGTTAGGTAGTCCGCGCCACGTAAACCGGGACACGGCCAGCGACTTGAGTAGCTTGGCATACATGTCGATACGCGCCGACTGCATGAGCACCGCCCCGTCGCTCATGCCGGCCGTGGGTCGGAATGCCGCCACGGCTTGCTGATACGCGGGATTAGCGTTGCGTATCGTGCGCTTAGTGTTTGTGCTGGCCATATTAATATCGTACTCCCGTCAGCGGATCATTGTCCGCATAGTCAATAACGCCGATATCATCAGGATTATTCCACACGGTCACGCCTTTCTCAAAAATACCCTTAATAGAGAGTTTAAACTCTTCAGGGCACGTGCTTGACCTAATATAGAGTTCGTGCATCTTCCAAAACGTGAAATGCTCCATGGTCTGCCACGACTCGGGTGGTTTCAAAAAGCGCTGCACATAATACCCGTAGCGGAGCCAATACTCGCCAATATCACGCATAGCGGCCGGCATGATCTGACGGTATCGACGCCAAATACGCCACCTATTCGACGCATACAACAGCACATCACCCCCCATCTGACCGGCTACATTAGGCGACATCAATGCCGTGTCCTGTATTTTAGCGTTAATGCCCGCAATAGCGTTAGCATAGTCGCCTGACGCTACAGCCGTCGCCATGCTCCGGTTCATATCCGCAAATTGTAGCGACTGTTGATTACTGAGTCCGGTCTGCTGACTCGCATAACTATTAGATTGCGACGTTTGCGCGTTAGTCGTATCAATAGTGTTACCGAGCTGTGCGGCGCGAGTCTGATTGCCTTGATTGTATGTCGCATTATTAGCGTACGCGCCAATTCCGGCACCTACGGCGGCGCCAATAGCCCCACCGATATTGCCGGTAGCGGCATTGCCGATAACGTTAGCTACGCCGCCGCCGATAGTATTAAGCTGCTGCATACCGTAATCAAAATTAGCCTGATTCTGCGCGATGTCTGTTGACCGTGTTGCGGACTGATTGCTAATGCCCGCCATGGCGCTACGATTACGACTACTCAAGCCCGTCTGCAGATCCGCATACCCGGCCGATAGCTGCGCTTGCGCGTAAGCGTTGTTAATGCCCATGGACGCCTTTTGCTGGCTCCAGTCAGCCGACTGCCTCTGATAGTCAATGCTGTGCGCGTTAGATGCGAGGTAAATTTGCCCGGCATTGTTGACCACGGCGAGCGACGGGTAATCGACAACACCCACGGTACTGTTGAGCATTTCGCCGCGCTCCTCACGTATCACGTCGCCACCATTATCGCCCCCATGGAGCGAGCGCACGTAAAACGCGGCGCGGGGCGTAGGGGGGCCATAGTAGGCCACTTCATGCAACGTGAGATTATCTTGGTAAATATCCTGCGGCCGGATGATAACACTATTGCCGTTCATGAGCGTGATCTCGACCCACGCATAGGGGAATGTTCTGAACTTTTTCAGATTCCGGTACCGGTCCGGTATGATGAAATTGTTCCTGAACTCAACATCCGTGGCGATGTCCTTATCGACATCAATCTGCCCCATTTCGATAGTATACATTCCGATATCAACGTTAGATGCCCCGAATGGCACCGTGTGGGTGAGGCCCGGATTGCCTGAGAATTGAATATCGTTAGGTATCATATAAATTTTTTGGATGTTTTGCATAATCCACGGATAGTTAGCGCCCATTTTCATAAATACGAAAAAGTCGGTAACGGTTTTAAATAGGTACATGTTAATGCCGTTGGGAATATTGTTGATGGAAACGCCTGATGCTGTTGATATTTTAGGATTATCAACACTACCGGCATCGTTGCTCAAATCGACAGTAGACAGTACAACAATTGAGGCCGTAGAGTCTGCTAATTTCGTCCCGTTTTTAATAAAATAATTATAGGACTGCGAGGTTATTTGACTCTCAGAACCCGTGTCCAATCCCTCAGGAATATCAAGATACGCTCTCCCACCATCCTGCTCAGCGTTCTCGTTCGCAATGCCAATATGCCCGCGTTCGACATAACAATTGCCTAATTGCACGTCGAACTGGAACGACTGGACAACGTCCAACATAATATTAAATTGCGAAACATACAGATTAACCATAGTAATATTTTGAATAAAATAATACCAATACCGGGGTTGCTCTACCTGCGGGTAATCGTTTTTGACAATAATATAATTATATTGATTCGCTTTATTAAATGGGATATTAAGCTTGACGGGCTGATTAAACCTATGGCCCGACGTGTTGGTAACCGTTACGCCGGGAAGATTGTTAAAATAATCATCCTGTGCCGCATGGTCAGTAAATTTCACAATATCCCTATACGACATATCCCACGGGACAGTACACAGTTTAAATGATGTGTTCGGCGGGAAGTACGCCCATGATAGTCCGTTATCCTGCTCAGTCATATCCTGCTCCTGTCATAAAAAAATAGGACTCATTACTCGTGTAATGAGTCCTATTATACCACTATGCGGTTATGCGACCGTAGTCTTCGCTGCCTGAGCAGTCACAGCAAACAGCGTAGCGGATGCCACAACATCACCAGCAGTAAGTCCAGTCATGGATCCGTCAACAGCAACCGTAGCCACGGCCGGCTTGTCGACCGACCATGTAACCAGTGCGGACACGTCGGCCGTCCGACCGTCAGTGAGCGTAGCCGTAGCGGTAGCATGACCAACTTTACCGACGCCGAGCGTCGCGGGGGCTGTCACGGTGAGATTCGTGACAAACCCGGACTGCAATCCGAGCAGTCCGTCGCCACTCACCGGCACCGCGATCCGACCCGCAATCTTCTTCACCACTTCGGGGGTCGCGGGGTCAATATACGATACCGTAGCCTCAACAGTAATAGTGCTCGCCGTCTCCCCAAGTCCCACGCGAAGCACGCCCGTGTTCGTGATAGTCGTAAACTGGGTGTCGGTGGGCAGCTTAGCCCCGGCGGCACTCGCGTCGTTTTCAACAATCTTATACGACACGCCAATGTTATTGAGGTTGGGGAAGTTCGCAGACGTGGCGTTGGCCACGACCTGCACTACGCCACCACGCTGCACGACGAGCGGCTGCACAGCCGGATTACCGTACTTTTGCAACGCGACCTGCAAGGTCGGCGCGTCGATAGTAATATCGCCAAGTGCTTTAATGATTTCCATCGAGCCTTCACCCTCCCAAAACAGTACGGCCGGGGCGAACGGAGACAACGAAATAGCCTCCTTGTGATGGAGGAAATAGTTAGTATTCTGACTAATCGGGTTCATGCCGCTCGTGGTGGTCAGATACTGATAATCCCAAACATAGAAAAATTGCTTGGTGGTGAGCACAGCCTGAACCTTTTCCAGTCCGAACATTTCAGACGGAATATCAAAAATACGGGCGTTAGCGGCCATGTAGTTAACACCAAACGCTGCGGCCAATGCGTCAACATCCATGGCCGCATGGACCTCGGGCGTAGTGAAAAGAATCAAATCATCCCGAGACACCACCGATGGCATGTGTGCGGCATTGTACTCGGTCCATGGCTTGATAGGCAGCTTGTAAATCATGGCGCGTACGTTTTTCAGCAACTGTCGTGCCGCCGCCTGCGCGTCCGAGTCAAGCGACACGGACGGAACATGCACTTTCCAATACCCGCCCATGTTCGCGTACTCGGAGAAGAGGTTACACATCGACAAAAATTCATCATTATTGTCCGCCGTGACGGGCGACTGCATGATTTCCGCATTCAGCATCGACAGTCCACTATCGGCATTCTCGAAAGCCTTACGAACCTGGGACTCATTAATGGTAATGGGATACCAGTTTTCACGGTTTACCGTGTGGAAAACGGACTTAATGGGTGCTTTATACGTGCCATAAATATCGTCACCCAAATATTCATTATTCGGGTCATAGACGTGAGCATTCACCATGCCTACGGCAATTTCCTCTTGCGTCGACCCGTACTGCATGGCGGCACGCTTAAATTCAGCCAGCGGGTTCTGCCACCGCAATTTATTAATAGTGCGGTTCCCAATCTCGTTCACGAGCGCGTCGTAAAATTCGTTGCGCAGGCTCTCATAGCGCATGAGCGTTTCCAACGTGTCATGCATCGTTGCCTTAGTCGCGGCGGGAATACGCCGCTGAAACTCGGGCGACGCTTCGTCTCGAATAAGATTAATAATATCAGCGTTAGTGCCCTGTACTAGCGGTCGCACAGATTCGCCATTTTGACTTGTAGCCATGATTGCTCCTATAATTGTGGGTAATTATCCTCTAACAGTGTATCACTCGTCGTCGTCGCTAAATAGGTCATCGTATGAGCGCGGCCTATCGTCTGCGGGCTCTTCCGGTTCTGCAACCTCCCCCTGTCCAATACCCATCGCGTCAAGCATGGCTTTGACCTGCGCTACTTCATCGCGCAACGCCTGAATCTGCGCCCCGTAATCCTCACCGGCATCAGCGGGAGCATTGTCGCCCTCGTCCGGTTCCGGGTTAATATCGTCGTTAGGCGTGTCGACGTGGTCCTGCGGCTTATCGTCGGTCGGCTCGGTAGTGGTATCTGTGGTATCGGCCATAATTGCTCCTTATATATAGTAGTGGACGTCGGGTGCAATCGCGCTCCCGACGTCCGTATGGCATGAGAGCCGTTACACCTCGCGTAGCACAGTGGTTATCACCCCTCAGCCGCACGGCGAACCCAATCGCCGATTCGCGCGACTCTCACATACAGTCACGAGTGTTAGCTCTGTACCGCTCTTAGTGTAGCACAATTTGCTGACCATAATCGTCAACAAAAACACCGCCATGCCGAAACTGCTCCCACGGTATCGGAGCGGAGCGGGACACGCCCGCACACACAAGATTAATACGACCATCCTCCGTCTCCCCCTGATAGCATCCAGTGTTCAGTATAACTAATCGTTTGTATCGTGCTTTAATTTTCCATTGCCCCAACCGCGTGGGGCTAATATCGATACCGTGTACCTCGTTGCCCACCACGGCGAACCCGTCGGTGTTGATCGACACCACGCGACTATTAGCGCGACATGCCGCGATTAATGTTTGCCGCGCGTACGCATTGACAAACATGGCGATAGGGAGATAGTGGCGAGAGTTTTTAGGTGTTTCATGCTTAATGGACCATAATAGCTCACCTGACTCGCTATCCCATTGCGGCTCTAGCAGACTGTCGCGCGGCACGGTCCCGAATTTTCCTACCAGCGAGTTCAACATGAGTTTAGCAATATTGCGCCGAGCGCCCTTACTTGTTGACTTGAGCGCATACCAATGGTCAACATAATCAGTAAACATGTCGCGTTGTGCCTTGAATTTCCAGCCGTGCTCAACTTCATACACGCTCACGTCATAATTATCATAGAGTAATTGCTGATCGATGTCGGTCAGTGCCATGGTGATATAGCCCCGTGTTGACGTGACGCTACTTGCCCTATCGCCTGATAGCATGTCCATGACGCCCAAAAATGCGTAGCCGTCACGTTTCACGTCGGCCCGGAATGTCATGACATCGATATGACGCGGCATGTCTTCATCGGTAATATATGCGCCACTATAGGCTACCGGCTTCCCGTAGGGGAGGGGCTTATTGCGGATCTGCGTCGGATACATGCTGTTGCAATCATAGTCGACTACGTTTTCATATTCGCCCGGCTTGCACGCAATATAGCCGCCAAGATACCCCGTCCGCATATCGTTTTCAGCGTCTTGGTCTATGGCTGGAAAATTCTTGGCGAATTGCGCACCATTTTTCGCATACTCAGCCATGGCAGCACCGCCAATAGTCATGCCTGAGATATTGAGATCAGTGCATGAGCGCAGCGCTCGCACACCCGCCTCTAGTGGCGTATCCCCGCCATAGGACTGCTGGAGCTTAAGCGCCGACGTGGTGTGGAGGAGGTTGCTTAACAAAAACATGCGCGTCGGCACACCCTCGCTATTGCGATACGTAGCATGATACAAAATACGATTCGTGCCACATAGCACACTATACGCATTTTTCCGCCCATTACTCAGCGTGATACCGTGTGACATCATAGACGCAATCCATGCCATTATCGTGTCTTCGCTTGTGCAATAGATAATATGAGGTTGCGTTGCCGATATCATCATGCGGGTTATTTTTCGCAAATCAAATGGTTCAGTTTTCCCGGTAATATCCGCTATAATATCCCCGTCAACGATATAATAGTGTTCCAATTTAATGCCTTTTTGCCATTTCAAAAAAGTCCAATATTTGCTTTTTAGCCTTAGCTTTTTGTTTTTCGCTTTCAGAAACAAACTTAAATTTATTGTTTTTCGCATATTTGCGTACCGTCTCCCACGACTCATATTCGGGAGAATTGCCAATAAAATTACGAACGGCTTTACCGAACGAGGTATTATCCATGAGCCATCGCACTTGCTTATTAGTGAGCCGCGAGAATTGGTGCGCCACGTCTTTGCCGAGAGCGCCCTTGAGCTGTGCTTGACGCAGAAAACGCAAATACTGTAATTGTGTTTTCTTCTGCCTAATGCGTTTCTTATTCCGCTCTCTTTTGGCTTTCCTATACGACTTATCGAGTTCGTCACGCTGTCGCTCACTCGGAGACTTCACACGCTTAGCGGCGTCCTTAAGCTCTTTTTTGAGCGTCTGAACGGGCATCCCCTTAACAAAATCAGGATTATTAAGCACATTCACCGTGTTCAGCATATCGCGCAATTCACGGCTACCGCTCAGCGCGTGACTCATCACATTAGGGTTCGGCGCGTCAAGACCATGCCGTTCCCGCCACTGCTGTTGCTCTACCGTCCGACTCTGCCGCAACGCATTATATTCCCTCGCGCGCCCCAACTTTTCCCGCGCCGCAATACGCCGCCGCTGCTGCTGCCGCAACGTTTTCTGCCGTTTAACAGGGGCGCTAGCGATTTCAGCATCCGAGATCAGCGGCCGAGACGCCATATCTTGATCGAGTTTTGACACATGCACTACCGGCACGTTATAATAATCCTCTTGCGCCACTTTCACGATCTGAGCTTTTCGCGCTTCCTGTTTCGCCCCATACAGTTGAGCCGCTTGCCTGAGTTGCGGCACGGTAAGATTATCAAGTTTGTCCATATTAACTTGGTTTAATGATGTAATGTTACGTTGCGCTTCGCTTTTGCGCGCCTGTGCGCTCAATGTTGCTACATGCTGTTTTCGTGCTCTACGCGCGGCCCGTGACGCCATATAATTCCCCGCCCATCTACATGGATAAGACAATGGGGGCCGCATCGTACTGACGAGTATACGACACGACCCCCACTGGGTTAGGTGATGGCTAGCAAGGCAACCTGCCAACCATCACCCATTATAGCACACTAATCAAGGACAAGCGTCTTCAGCGTGTTCTTCGATGCCAACGTGGTCGCCTTAACATGCACGGTCAACGGCTCAGGCCAATTCGCGCCGAACGCTGCCACAAGATTGTACGCCGACCGAGCGATACCAGCCGACTGAGAATAGTAACCCGTGCCATCGGCACCAACCAATGTCGTACCAATGCACGGCACTTCCTCATTAGTGTTACGATCAATACGGACGCTGTGAGTCTGCGCCACGCCAGTAATCTTAATCGGCTTATCTTTCATATCATCCAAAGACTGCGCATTATTCACCGCATTAAACACAGCCTTACGCTCCTCAAATGTCTTCGGATTCAGCGTGTTCACCAACTGAGACACGGGACGGCTCTCAATTTCTTCAATTTCTCCAGTAGTCGCGTTCACTGTTGCGATTTCGTTAGCCATAATATTCACCTATACCTATCTATTTGTTTGTTTATTATTCTTCTACTTCGGACGATGCTTCGGATACGCGCTTAGGCACATATTCCTCATCATCGCCAAACTTTGCCATGCCGTAAAAATCTTTCTCAGACATTTCAGCACGTTGCTTATGCCACGAAAACTCGCGGGGAAGAAAATCAGGCCATTCGCGGCGCGCCTTGCGCTTCAAATATTCCATGTCCTCATGTTTTCCATCGATAACGTGTTCCTGTTCGAGCATATCGCCGTCCGGGGTCATTTCGACGCCCTTAACAACCACATAATGGTGAGTGCGAACTACAGTTCCGCCCTTAATTTTTTCTGCCATAATAATCACCTATCCTTAAATTGTTTATCAGTGTTCAAGTCGAACACCCAAGTATCAGTATACTGAGTAGTATCAAGTTTGTCAAAACTTAAAAAACACCGTGAAACCATGTAATATAATTCCGGGTGATCGGGGAACAATTGTTGCACGTCAAAAGCGTCACCCTGAACAAGATGGACTAACGCCATCCAGCCTATCATAAACGGCCGGTATATGACGCCGGTTATTTCCTCAACATTCAACGCACTGTTCAGCACCTCAAGTCGCGTAGGATGCTCCGACAAGCTAGCGCAAATATAAGCCATTCCCGCCACACTATCACGTATAGCGATCTGAGATCCATCATGCGAGTACAATTCATCGAGCATCATACAGCCACGGCAAAACAACTCCCACGGCATCCCTTTGCGAATATTACGCACATGTAAACGCCTCATATTACCCCTAAACAACATGGCAATACGCTTAGCGCCATGCACTGGATCATCATCAAAAACACGACGGTCACGAACCGGTATATACAATTGCTCATTATAGCGCTTCACACTCCTACGACGATTATGCCACGGTTGCGACACAATACACCGCCTTTCCTAAAAGTTGGGGATATCATACACGTTCTCCAAAAGACGCGCATCATCCTCATCCACATTCTCCACACCATCCGCGAAACCATCCTGATAGCCACGCGCATAGTCACCACGATAACACTGAGGGACGTCGTACAAATCAGGGCCGTCAGGTCTACCCTCTTGACCAGTCTTCAAATCAAGCCAACCACGATAATACCCCTCAGAAAAATAATGCTCAGCGCCATCGGGATCATAACGAGTAAACTTATCAGTACACCAAGCGCGTAGAAACTTAAACATTATATATTGCTCCCTATATATTCAACACCAACAGCCAACGCAATACAACACAGTAACGTAAGAAAACCCAGCATATCAATCACCATACCTTTAACGACAAATCATTAAACTTCACAACCTTGAGCACAAAATTCGCAACGGCTTTTAATCTACTGCAAGATAATTCTTGCAGTAGACTATTAACATCCATCAATCCTTAAAACGCATCGGCACTATCAACGCCACGCCATTATACCCGGGTCGCGTAAACATCCAAGGTTTAACGCTAGGCGACCCGTACGTTGGCGGAGTCATGCGCAACGGTTCGCCTTTAACAACACCTAAAACACTCGCAATATTACTCACAAACACGGGATTAAACGCAACCGACTCAAAACTATTATCAGCAACAGAATCATGTTGAACGAACAACAATTCAAAATTCGGAAAACTCAGTGTAGCCCCAGTAGTCCAAGAATCCGGATCAAGCAAGTCCAATGTATCCTTTGAACCAGCAAGCTTGCTCCAATCATCCAAATTCACGCCATCAATCGCATTCCCAATCATTGAAGCGTAAGACCGATCTATCGGAATATAGGAATTATCTTCAATATCCCGCGACAACTCGCCTAAATTCCAGCGCACAACAGTAAACCGATCACTGAAATAAGCATACTCGCCACGCTTAACAATAGCATGCAACGCCGGACGCTGTTTATTAGTATCAACAGCCCTAGACTGTTTGATAATCGCTTTAACTTGGCCCCTTGTAAGAACAACCCTAACATCAGACGAAACACCCATCATAATCACCTCACCTAACTTCACTAACCATTGCACCTTGCAACTGATATAAATATACCACACCACAACACAAAACACAAAAAAACACAACACCCACGGCGTGTCGAAAACACAAACACACAA